ATGACTTTTCCAGAAAGTTATGAAGATTATAGAAGATTACCTAAATTAAACAAATTTGCCGATAGACCTAATTTTCCACAATTTTGTGATTGTTCAATGACTTTGTTTACCTCGGCAAACAATGCTAAATTTAGATTTTTATTCAAAGATGTTTTCCCAACAACCCTATCTACTTTTGTGGTAAACTCTGCCGATAGTCCAGATGAAATTTTGACCGCAGACGCCACGTTTAGATTTGCCTATTATAATGTTGAAAAATTTTAAAAATTAGTGTATACTCCTAAGAGGAGGAATATTATGAACGCAGCTGAACAAGTATTACAAATGTGGGAAAAAGATAGTGAAATTGACCGAACAGAACCAGGCAAAGAACTTACCAATGTACCCAAACTACACAGCAAATATTTAGCTATACTTTCAAAGCATAGATTATTGGCTAAGAGTGCCGATATAAAGTATGTGAAAATGAGAAGATTGAAATGGGAGTATTATACAGGTAAATTAGATGAAGAAGAATTAAAAGAGAGGGGCTGGGAACCATTTCCGTATGTACTCAAATCCGAGTTGAATACATACCTAGAGAGTGATGATGATTTAAATAAACTTGTAATTAGTAGGACAATGCACCAAGAAATTGTTGAACTATGTACAGGTATTTTAAAAGAATTGAATAGTAGAACGTACCAACTTAGATCATTGATTGATTGGGAGAAGTTTATACAAGGTGTCTGATATTATATTACATAAATTAAATGAAGCGTATTTACAAGTGGAGTGTGAAGACCATTATGCGGTGGAACTATCTAATTATTTTACTTTTTTCGTTCCTGGTTATCGTTTTATGCCGGCCTACAAGTCGAGATTATGGGATGGAAAAATCCGCTTATTCAACTCAAGATACAAAACAATATATGCAGGTCTAGTACCATACATAAAAAAATTTTGTAATGAACGAGAATATAAGCTTGATATATCTCCAGATGTTAACATAACACATTCAATAAGTCTAGTTGAGGCAGTTGAGTTCATAAAAACACTAGATTTGCCTTTTGAACCTAGAGATTATCAATTACAATCATTTGTTCAATGTATTCGTAACAAAAAAAGATTGTTGTTATCACCTACTGCATCAGGTAAATCTCTTATCATTTATATGATAGTTAGATATTTGTTGAAGTTAGAATATCAAAAAGGCTTATTGATTGTACCAACAACATCTTTAGTAGAACAAATGTATACAGATTTTCAATCATACGGCTTTGACTCTGATAAGTATTGTCACCGCCAGTATTCTGGTAAAGAAAAACATACAAATAACTTTTTAACAATTACAACGTGGCAATCTGTTTATAAAAATGATAAAGAATACTTTGAACAGTTTGATTTTGTAATGGGTGATGAAGCACATCAATTTAAAGCTAAATCTTTAACTACTATATTGTCGAGTTGTATTAACTCTAAATATAGGATAGGAACAACAGGTACTTTAGATGGTACTCAAACTCATAGATTAGTTTTAGAAGGACTCTTTGGACCTGTTTATAAAGCCACATCAACAGCAGAACTTATAGAGAAAGGACAATTAGCAGGCTTTAAAATAAAATGTCTTATACTGAAATATGAAGAGCAGATAAGACAAGAAGCCAGAAGATGGAACTATAATCAAGAAATAGAATATATTGTTACTAATCAGGCAAGAAACAATTTTATTTCTAACTTAGCTTTATCTTTAGAGGGCAACACTTTAATACTCTTTCAATTTGTAGAAAAACATGGGAAAAAATTATATGAAACAATTGAGAATAAAACAAGAGGTAGGAAAGCTTTCTTCGTTTTTGGAGGAACAGATGCGGAAGTTAGAGAGTCTATTCGAGGAATCGTTGAACGAGAGAAAGATGCGATTATTGTGGCTAGCTATGGTACTTTCAGTACCGGTGTTAATATTACTAATCTTCATAACATAGTTTTTGCTTCGCCGACAAAATCAAGAATCAGAAATCTACAATCAATTGGGCGAGGCCTTAGAAAAGGAAATAATAAAGAAACTGCTGTACTTTTCGATATTGTAGACGATTTTCGTGTAGGTAAATTTGCAAACTACACGATTAAACATTTCATAGAAAGGTGTAAAATATATGATGAGGAGAAATTCAATTATAAATTTTACAACATAGAGCTAACAAATGGAAAAACAGATAAAGATAATAAGGTTGCAATCGGGTGAGGACATCATTGCACTCTTTTCAGAAAATAAGAAAACTAAAAAGGTAACACTAGAAAACCCTATGCACGTTATCTTCAAAAGATTTAATTCAAAATCAGGACCAATGATGTATATGGTACCATGGTTACCAGTAGAGATGGTGGACGTAGATATGGCTACATTTGATTCATCTAATGTCTTAACTATACTTGTACCTAAAAAAGATATGTCTGAATACTATCAAGATTTAGTATTGAAAGCTCAAGATGATATAAGAGATGCCACAGAGAGTTTGTTTGAAGATGAGTGGGAAGAGATTGATGGAGGAGATATAAATAAGCAGACAAGAAAGAAAAGTGATTTGTTACATTAAAGATTAGGAAATTATGAATAAAGTATGTTTTGTGATACCATCTATTGGTAAAAAGGCGTATCAAGATTTAGCGAAAACACATTCGGCAATAGAACCACCTACATGGGCTTTATTGTTAGCTAATGCTGTACGCAAAAAAAATTATGAACCCATATTACTAGACTATGAGGCTGATTATAAACCAGACGAAGAAGCTGCTGATGAAATAGAATCATATAAACCAAAATTAGTTGTATTTGTTTTATATGGACAAAATCCAAATTCAGGCACTACAATGATGATTGGTGCCTCGACACTTGCAAGACAACTCAAACTAAGTCACCCAAATTTAAAAACTGCTTTTATAGGTTCACACACTTCAGCTTTACCAAATGAGGTTGCATCACAGGACTACTGTGACTTTGCATTTATTAATGAAGGTGTTTATGGTTTACTATCACTATTAGAAACAAATTTAGAAAATGACTTAGACAAAGTACCAGGTATGTGGTATAATGACCGTGGTTTAATAAAACCAACAGAACGTGGTGAGATAGTAAAGACAAAAGATTTAGATGAAGTAATGCCTGGCTATGCTTGGGATTTAATTGACTTAAAAAAATACAGAGCACATTTTTGGCACTCAAATTTTTCACATGAAAATAGAACACCATTTGCAGCCTTATACACTTCTTTAGGTTGTTCTTTTGGTTGTAACTTCTGTATGATTAATATTGTAAACAGAACATCACATGATTATGATATAACATCAGTTGACTCAAAAGGTATGAGATTCTGGAGTCCAGAACTTATACTTAATGAATTAGAATATCTTTATGACCAAGGTGTAAGAACTTGTAGAATTACAGATGAGATGTTTTTTCTAAACAAAAAATATTATGTACCAATACTAGAAGGCTGTGTTGCAAGAGGTATGAAGTTTAATTTCTGGGCATATGCAAGAGTTGACTCTGTAAGAAAAGACCAACTTGAACTTTTTAAAAAGGCAGGTGTCAATTGGCTGTGTCTTGGTATAGAAGCAGGTAATCAACAAGTTAGATTAGAGATTGATAAGGGTAGATTTAAACAAGTAAATATTCGTGATGTAGTAAAGAATATAAAAGATGCCGGTATAAACATTCTTGGTAATTATATGTTTGGTTTTCCAGAAGAGAACTATGATAATATGCAAGAAACTTTAGATTTAGCTCTTGAGTTAAATACAGAACACGCAAACTTTTATGCAGCTATGGCTTTGCCAGGTAGTCCTTTACATTTATATGCTAGACAACAAAAGTGGGATATACCTAAAAGATATGAAGAGTATGCTTTTTTATCTTATGACTGTAAACCATTGCGTACTAAACATTTAACTGGTGCAGAAGTTTTAAAGTTTAGAGATGAAGCATGGCACAAATACTTTACTCATAAACCTTTTTTAGATTTAGTAGAGAAGAAGTTTGGTGTAGAATCAAAAAACAATGTGATTGAAATGGAAAAAATTAAATTAAAAAGAAAGATACTTGGAGATTGATATGAATGATAGTGAATTACAAAATTTAGCCCATGAATACAGAAAAGAATTATTTGAAAAATTTGTAGAAGTAGGTCAAGGCCATCCAGGTTCTACTTTCTCTATGGTAGAGATTGCGACCACATTATATCATGGTGGTTATGTAAGGCCAGAGTTTGATAAGGTTCTAATCAGTAAAGGTCATGCAACAGTTACACTTTACCCAATACTTACTAAGTTAGGAATTATTCCACAAAAAGAGTGGGATAATTGGGGTTCAACTGAATCATGTTTAAGAGTTTTTGGTAACATATCAATACCAGGTATTGACGTTACCTCTGGTTCATTAGGTCATGGTGTTGGTGTAGGTCTTGGTATGTCATTCGCCTGTAAGAATAGAGAATATTGGACTAAAAATGTTTATGTTGTAATTAGTGAAGGTGAACTATACGAAGGTTCTACATGGGAAGCTTTGTTATTTGCCTCACATCATAAGCCAAAAAATCTTACAATCTTTATTGACATCAATAATTTAATTATATTAGGTGAAACAAAAGATTGTGTTAGTTTAGAACCAATCAAAGATAAATTAGAAGGTTTTGGTTTTGACATACATGACGTTGATGGTCATAATGTCGGTCAATTAAGAAATGCTTTAGATAAAAAATCAGATACTACAAAGATAATTTTATCAAGAACCGTGAAAGGTAAAGGTTTCTCTCTCATGGAGAATAAACCTCATTGGCATTACATGAATAAAATGAGTGAAGAAGAAATTGAACAATGTCGTAAGGAGATTAATAATGTATCAGCGTGACGCCTTTATAGAAAGAATAAAAGAAAATTTAAAGTTTGATAAAAGCATTTATTTTCTAAGTGCCGATTTTGGTGCGCCAGCTTTAGATGATTTAAGAAAAGATTACCCAGATAATTTCATACATTGTGGTATATCAGAACAAGCCATGATAGACGTAGCTGTAGGTCTGGCACTTGAAGGTAAAAAAGTATTTTGTTATGCTATGGCACCTTTTCTATCAATGAGAGCCTTAGAACAAATTAAATGTGGACCTGGTATTATGAATTTACCAATATGTCTTATATCAGTTGGTGTAGGTATAGGATATTGTGATTCAGGACCTACACATTATGTTACAGAAGAATATGCCTGTTTAAGGTCAATAGTAGGTTCTAATATCTATACGGCTTCAGATGCTATTACAGCAAATAATATTGCAAAAAGATTATTAGACTATCCAGAATTTTCATATGTTAGATTAGATAGAGATGAACTACCTGACATATATGATGAACGTGATACACATACTGGTCAAGTAAGAGATGTCTTTGTTCACAACCCTAGAGAGAAAGATTTTAAACTTCTAATCTCTCATGGTAAAATGGCTCATGTCTGCAAACAAATTTCAGATTCAAGTAGTAATTTTGCCTTTGCAGATATTCTAAAATCAAAGCCATTTCCTGTTGACATAGAACTTACAGAACAGATAACAAAGTGTGATGGTATCGTTGTGGTTGATGAACAAACACCATCAGGTGCATTATCATCAGCAGTTTGGGAATGGACAAGTAAGAATGGTTTATTTCCTAAAATTAAATCTGTTACTTTACCAGAAACATATGTTTTTGAAAATGGTGGTAGAGAATATTTACTAAATAAAAACGATTTATCTAAAGAAAATATTATATTACAATCTCAAAGGTTTTAAATGATTATATCAAAAACACCATACCGCCTCTCTTTGTTTGGCGGTGGTACTGACTATCCGGAATGGTACTCTTCAAATAAATCTCACATTATTACAGCTGCAATAGATAATCATTGTTATCTAAGTGTGAAGTATTTACCTAACTATTTTAGTTATAAACATAGAATTGCATATTCAAGAATAGAAATGGTAAATGATATAGATGATATTGACCACCCATCTGTGAGAAATATTTTAAAGTATATGAATATAGAAGAGGGTTTATCAATCACCCATGATGGTGAGATACCAGCAAACTCTGGTGTCGGTTCTAGTTCATCTTTTACAGTAGGTTTAATTAACGCCTTGTTTCGATTAAAAGGCATACAACTATCAAAAAAAGATTTAGCTCAAAAGGCAATTTATGTTGAACAGTTTTTAAATGGCGAATCTGTTGGCATACAAGACCAGATAGCAGCTGCATATGGTGGTTTAAATAAAATCACGGCTGGATTTGGTAGAGATTGGGAAGTAGAACCTGTTAATGTATCTGATGAATTTATAAAACAATTAGAAAATCATATACTCTTAGGTTTTACTGGTAAAAGTAGATTTTCAGGTATACAAGCCAGAAAACAAATAGAAAATTTTGAAAAAAATAAAATTATTCTTGAAGATATTATAGGCATTACTAAAATAGCAATAGACAGAATAGAAAGAGAAGAGTCTATTGAAAAAATTGCAGACATGATTAAGGCTACATGGTCATTCAAAAAAAATCTTACTGATGATTTAACAAATGAAAAATTAGATAATATCATACATTATTCAGAACTAAATGGTTCATTAGGTGGCAAACTAATGGGTGCAGGTGGCGGTGGTTTCTTTATGTTTGTTGTACCACCAGAAAAACAAGAGAACTTTAAGAAAGAAATGAAAAATATAAAAGTTTGGGTACCTTTTAAATTGAATACAAAAGGAAGTGAAATTATATGATGCACCCTTTAATGAAAAATAATGTGAGTCGTGAAGATTTAGATTTAGTCATAGAACATTTAAAACAAGATGACCCTAAACTTACAAACGGCCCTTTATGTGCAAAGTTTGAAGAAGAATGGTCTGACTGGCTAGGTGTAGATCATAGTGTATTTGTAAATTCTGGTTCATCAGCTAATTTACTTTCACTCACTTGTTTAAAATTAAGATACCCAAAAGGTGGTGAAGTAATAGTTTCGCCTTTAAATTGGGTATCAGACATATCTGCTATTATACAAACTGGTTTTAAACCTGTATTTGTAGATATTGATTTAAGAACATTATCACTTGATAATGAAAAAGTAATAGAGGCAATCACAGATGAAACTAGAGCTGTTTTATTTTCTCACATACAAGGCTTTAATGGTTATGAAGATGACCTTTTATTAGAGTTAGAAAAAAGAGATATAAAACTAATTGAAGATGTTTGTGAATCACATGGCGCTACTCACAATAGACAACCAATAGGTTCATTTGGTTGGATGTCTAATTTTTCATTCTATTATGCTCATCATATGACTACAATAGAAGGTGGTATGGTTTCTACAAATGACCGTGAAACATATGAAAATTTAAGAATGTTAAGGTCGCATGGCATGGTTCGTGAATCTACGGATGAAGTTTTAAAAAGAGGTTATAAAGCCTTGAATCCAGAATTAAATGAAGATTTTATTTTCTTCTACCCATCTTACAATATGAGAAACACAGAGATAGGTGCAATTATTGGTAGTAATCAATTGAAACGATTAGAAAATTTTATTGTCAAAAGGTGGTCTAATCAAGCATTATTTCTTAACATTTTAAATGATGATATATATAAGACAGACTTTAAAACAGAGGGCTCAAGTAATTATGCCTTCAATTGTATACTTAAAGAACCAGATAATTACTTAATGAAACAAATAACAAATAGAATGGACGTAGTGGGTATAGAATATAGAAGAGGTAGTGCTGGTGGTGGCAATCAACTAAGACAACCTTATCTAAAAAATATTATGCCACATGAA